GTTCGGATGAGGCGGTCGAGTGGTCGAACCCGTCGTGCCCGCATCGGGTGACGCCTGAGACGATCCTTGCTGAGCGGAACGGTGCGGTTTCTGATGAGGCGTGGGCCGGGTTCTGCCGGGAACGTCTGTCGATTTGGCCTGACGATGCGTTGTCGGCTGGGTGGGCGGTCGTGTCTGCTGAGGCGTGGGCTGGTTGCGCCTCGCAGGAAACCGAAGTGAAGTCGGCCCGCCCGGGCTGGTTGAAGGGCAAGGTCGCGATCGCGGTGGAGATGCCCCCGGATAGGTCGTCGGTGTCGATCGGTGCCGCTGGTGTGTGCCGTGAAGGTGGCATCGGGCTCGAGGTCGTGGCCCACGGGTCACCGCCGAACGTCCGCGAGTGGGTCGCTGCCCAGCTCCTCGCGCTGACGACGGACCCTGATCGTCCGGTGTCCCGGGTCGCTGTTGATCCGAAGTCGCCGGCTGGGTCGCTGTTGGACCCGATCCCCAAGGACGCTCCCGCTGGGGAGCCCAGATTCATCGGAGGTGTGGAAGTGATCTTGTGCACCACCGATGACATCGTGAAAGCCACCGGCGATCTGCACGACGCGATCCTTTCGGGTGAGGTCGTGCACCGTGACCGCCCCGAGCTCAACGCCGCGGTTGCTTCTGCGTCGAAGCGGACGGTTGGCGACGCCTGGCTGTTGGATCGCCGGTCGGCGACGGACGTGTCGCCGTTCGGTGCGGTGAATCTGGCCCGCTGGGCGCACCTGCTCCCGGCGTCTGAGTCGGTCGCTCTTGCTGCGGTGTACGCGTGAACCCGGTTCATCTGTTGCTCGTCGCCGCTGGCGTGGCGTTCGTGGCCGCGGGGTTCATCGTGTGCGCCCCGCTTGGTCTGCTCGCCCTCTCCCTGGTGCTTGTCGCTGCGTGGTGGCTGCTCGGTGATGACCAGTGAGCCGCCTCACCCGCTGGCACAGTGCCCCGAAGGTCGAGGAGCGGTACAGCGTCGACCAGTGGGCCATGGATGCGGGGCTCTCCGGGCCGCTCGGTGGGATCCAAACCACCTGGGCTGACGGCGGCAAGACCGAACCACCCGCCTCGAGCTTCGACGGCTACGTCAACGGTGCGTTCAAGCGGAACTCGGTGGTGTTCGCCATCATCGGGGTCCGGACCAGGATCTTCACCGAAGCCCGGTTCCAGTACCAGCGGCTCAACGGCGGCCGACCGGGTGACCTGTTCGGCACGAACGATCTCAAGATCCTTGAGCGGCCGTGGACGAACGGCACCACCGGTGACCTGCTGGCCCGCATGGAACAGGACGCGTCGCTCGCCGGCAACTCGTACACGGCCCGCCGCACGATCAACGGTGTCGACCAGTTGCGGCGCATGCTCCCGGACCGCACCGAGATCATCTGCACGTCTCCATCGGGTGACCCACAGGATTTGGACGCCGAACCGGTCGGCTACGTCTACTGGCCGAAGGGTCTCCACCAGGGCACGCCCGAAACGATCATGGCCGCGAACGTCGCCCACTACGCCCCGACCCCCGACCCGTCGGCCCGGTTCCGTGGCATGTCGTGGATGACCCCGGCGCTTGACGAGATCACCGCGGACATGGCTACGACCCGGCACAAGCTCAAGTTCTTCGACAACGCCGCCACCCCGAACCTCGCCGTCTCGCTCGATAAGGCGATCCCGAAGGCAGACTTCCTCGACTTCGTGAAGGCCATGCGCGAACACGAAGGCGCAGACAACGCCTACAAGACGCTGTGGCTCGCCGGTGGCGCAGACGTGAAGGTCGTTGGCGCTGACCTCAAGCAACTCGATTTCAAGGTCACGCAGGGCGCGGGTGAGACCCGCATCGCTGCCGCCTCCGGTATCGCCCCGCTGATCGTCGGACTCTCCGAAGGCCTCGGCGCAGCCACGTACTCGAACTATGCGCAGGCCCGTCGGGCGGTCGCTGACATCTGGGCGCGTCCGTCGTGGCGGCAAGCTGCTGGCGCTTTGGCGTCGATCGTGCCGTCGTTCACGGATGCCCGGCTCTGGTACGACGACCGTGACATTCCGTTCTTGCAAGAGGACGAGAAGGACGACGCCGAGATCGCTCAGATGCAGGCGGCCACGATCCGCCAACTGGTCGATGCCGGGTTCGAGCCCGATTCGGTCACGCACGCGGTCACGGCTGGGGACATGGCGTTGCTCGTCCACTCCGGTCTCTACAGCGTGCAACTTCAGGCGGCCGGCGCAGACGCGCCGCCCGCTGCCGTCCCTGCCCCCTGACGCGCCGGAAGCCACCCGAAGGTGGCTTCCTTTGCCCCTCGCCCCGGCAACACATCGAGCTTGCGCTCAGTCGGGTCAGTCAGGCGGGGGAATTGCTTCTCGCCACCTTACCCCCTCGTCGCCCTCGACGGAAGCACCACCCCACCCCCTTCGCCCCCTTGGAGGCGCACCGTGGAATACATCAACCGCGCCCACCATGCGGACCTCGAAGTTCGCGGCGACGGCCGCACCGTCGTCGGCATCGCCGTGCCGTTCGACGCCCCCGCCGTCATCCGAGACGCCACCGGCGAATACCTCGAGGTGTTCAAGCGGGGAGCGTTCGCGAAGACGATCGCCGACCGCGGTGACCGGGTGAAGTTCCTCGGCATGCACGACCGGCGCACGTTCCCGCTCGGTCGGGCGTCGCTGCTCCGTGAGGACGCATCGGGGCTCTACTCCGAGTTCCGTGTCTCGAAGACCCTCGCCGGCGACGAGGCCCTCGAGCTGATCCGCGACGGCGCACTCGACGCCCTGTCGATCGGGTTCCGACCGATCCGTGACGTGTGGAACCGGGACCGTTCGATGGTCGAACGGACCGAGGTCCGTCTTGACGAGGTGTCGGCTGTGTCGTTCCCCGCTTATGAGGGTGCGCTGATCGCCGGTGTTCGCACCGGTCTGTTCGGTGACTCGCCCCGTGACCTTCTGGCGGCCATCACCGCTGACCCTGATCTCGCTGGCGAGTTCGCCCGCGCCCTTCTCGGCCATCCCGCTTCCGACGCCGCCGCCCCCGGCACCTCGGAAGTGGCACCTGCCACCCCTGATGACGGAGCCGCTGCGCAGCACTCCGGACTCACCCCCGAGGCATGCGACCGCGTGCTCACCCTCCTGACCCTTGGAGCCCCGAAATGACCACCATCGAAAAGCTGCGCGCCGATCGGGCCTACGTGCTCGACGCCATGCGCTCCATCCGTTCGGCCGCTGACGCCGAGACCCGTTCCACCAACCCCGACGAGACCGCCCGGTTCGCTGAGGGCGAGGCGTTCGTCGTCGAGTGCGACCGGCAGATCGAGGAGCACAACACGCTTCTCCGTCTCTCCACCGAGCCCGCCCACGTGGAGGCCGGTGCGTCGTTCGACGCCCCGAACACCATCGTCCGTGACTCGCCGTTCACCCTCGACGGGATCGCCTTCGGTGACACCGCCGGTGTCCGCTCGCAGGCACTCCGTGCCATCGAAGCCGACGCCACCATGGAGGACCGTCACCGCGAGGAGGCCGAGCGCGTGGTCCGCACCATGGACCCTGCCATCGCTGCTCGCGTGGCGCTCACCTCGTCGCCCGAGTACGGCCGTGCCTTCATGAAGGCAGTCGCCGGCCGGGAGCACCTGTTCACCGACGACGAGCGCCTCGCTGTGCAGCGTGCCGTGTCCCTCGGTGGCACCGCCGGGTACGCCGTCCCGGCCCCGATCGACACCACGATCATCGACACCGGGTCGCACTCCGTCAACCCGTTCCGTCAGCTCGCCACCGTGAAGAAGATCACCGGCACCGACTGGACTGGCGTTTCGTCGGCCGGTGTGACGGCTTCGTGGGACGGTGAAGGCGTGGAGGTGTCCGACGACGCCCCGACCCTCGTCCAGCCGAAGATCCCGACCTTCAAGGGTGCGGCGTTCGTGCCGTTCTCGCTGGAGTCCGAGGACTGGGCGAACCTCGCCTCCGACGTGCGGGTGATGATCGCCAACGCCAAGGACGACCTCGAGGGCGCTGCCTTCGTGTCCGGCAACGGTTCCAGCGCCCCCCAGGGTGTCGCGACCGCTCTCGACGGCACCGCCTCCGAGATCGCCCCGACCACGGCTGAGACGTTCGCCAAGGCTGACATCGACAAGCTGATCGGCTCGCTCCAGGCCCGCTACCGGAAGAACGCCGCGTTCGTCGGAAACGTCGTCTGGTACAACGCCATCCGCGCCTTCGAGACCACCATCAACACCGGTGCTCTCCTGTCGCGTGAGTCGGTCCAGGGCACCATCGGTGGCCCCGGCATGCTCAACCTGGCCGGGTTCCCGGCGTTCGAGTCCTCGGACATGGACGCCGTTCTTCCGAACGCCGCTGCGACGGCCGACAACTTCGGTCTGATCTTCGGTGACCTGGCCGCCGGCTACTACATCGTTGATCGGGTCGGGCTCAACATCGAGCTCATCCCGCACCTGTTCCACACGGACAACAACCGCCCGTCGGGGCAGCGTGGCTTCTACGCCTGGTTCCGCACCGGGGCCGAGGTCGTCAACGTCAACGCCATCAAGATGCTGTCGATCCCGACGGCGGCTTGATCCCCTCGAAGTGACCGTCCGCCCCGGTCCAGTACCGGGGCGGGCGGCTTCGCCGTTCCCCATCTAGGAGGCCCGCTGTGGCTGTTCTCTGCGCCCGTACGTCGTTCCATGCCAACGGCCGGTTCGTTGCCGAAGGCGAAGAGGTCGACGCCAAGGATCAGATCGTGAAGGGCCGAGAAGCCCTGTTCGGTCCCGCCGACGATGCCCCCGCCGTGGAGCAGGCCACCGCCGCGCCCGGCGAGAAGCGCACCACGACCCGCCGCCGTACCAGCAAGTAGCCGATCGTGCCGATCCTCACCCCCACCGATCTCCGCGAACTCCCGTTGCTTGATGACGTCAGCGACGCGGTGCTCGAGGATGGGGTCGCCGAGTTCGAGGATCTGGCGTTCCGGTACATCGACCGCGCCCTCGTCCCCACCACGGCGACGGTCACGGTGTCGGGTGTCCGGTCGAACGTCATCGACCTTCCGTTCCATGAGGTCACGGCGATCTCGGCGGTGTCGATCGACGGCACCGCCCTCTCATCCCAGGCCCGCACCGCGCTGGTGATCGACGTTGCCCGTGGCGCGGTGACCCGTGACTGCTGGTGGCTCGGCGACCAGATCACGTTCACCATCACCCACGGGTACACGACCTGCCCGGCCGGGCTGGTCCGTGCCGGCCGCGAGTACGTGCGTGCCGTCGCCCTCGAAGCGGTCGGCAACCAGCCCCGCAACACGATCAGCTACACCGACGCATCCGGGTTCTCCTACCGGGAATCCACCCCCGACTGGGACGCCGGCCGCCCCACCGGGATCATGTCCGTTGACCGGGTGCTCAACACGTACCGGCCCCGGGCCATGGTGCTCTGAGTGTCCCGCTACGGGGTCAAGGCCCGCATCGCTGAGGTGTTCGCCGCCGAACCCGCCCTGGCCGGCCTGACGGTCGTCACCGAGTGGCCCGGCGACAACGCCAAAGACTCGATGCTGATCCTCGGTGAGATGACCGGGCAACTCGCCACCACGACCATCGGCCGAGGCCCGCAACGCCTCGTCACGGACGAGTTCACCATCGTGTGTGTCCTCGGATCCGCCGGGCACCTACTCGCAGAGAAGGCCTGTCGGGCAGCGGAAGAACAGTTCACGACCATCCGCGAGGTGGTGCGCCGGCTGCACCGTCTCACTGACCCGGACGGCACCGCCCCCGACGGTGACACCGCCGACTATGCCCGGATCCGTTCGGTGAACGTCGGCCGGTTCGACGGCCCGAACCCGGTGTATCCGCAACCCACCAAGAACGCCGCTGTGGCCGGGGTCATCGACTTCGAGCTCGTCTGCGTCGCTGACTACTGACCCCCATGGAGGGACCCCGTAATGCCTGAGTTCACGTACACCGGTTTCGCCCCCAAGGGCGAGGCCCAGTTCCCCGATGGCACCGCTGTGGCGTTCACCCGCGGTGTGCCCGTGACGCTCACCGACGCCCAGGCCGCAGTCGTCGACAGCGACGACGACTGGACCTCCAAGACCCCCACCAAGCCTGAGAAGGCCACCACCAAGAAGGACACCCCATGAGCAACTCCTACTTCCGGATCGCGAAGGAGTCGACGTGGGGCACGGTCCCCTCGTCGGGCTGGCGCGGCATCGAAGCATCCGACGATGGATGGCAGACCGACAACCCCCGCAAGAGCTACCGCGGGCTCTCC